ATCTTTACATCTTCTTTCAATTAAAAATTCTTCAGGTGGTACTGGTTCTATTTTAACTCCACCATATAATGATGTTCTATGAATAACTACATCATGTAAGGTAACTTTATCTATTTCTTGTCCTCTATCATCTGTAATAGATTCTTCATATTCAGAATGATTTTTAACTTCTACTTGTGAATCTGATACTAAATCATTAAACTCATCATCTGTTAATCTAGTATATTCTTCTCTTTCAGTTTTATTTGCACTATCCCAATATACTTTTAAGATACCATTCTTTTGTATTAATGCATCTTTAAATGCACAATATAAAGCTGTAAATCCATTATTTTCTTTTAAGAATACATGGTTAATATAATCAGATGCTTGTCTAGCCATTTCTTCATCTTCAGGCCCAACACCTTCACATTGAAATACATTATCTCCAGAAGTAAATATCTTCATTAGAGATGGCATTAAACTTTCTACTGTGTCCATTACATCATTAGAAACAACTTGAGAACGTCCTTCTTGTTCATTACCAAGAGGCATTCCTAAATAATATTCTAATGATTTTTTTCTTCTAGCAACTAGCTCACCACCAATGTAACCTGATGCATTGTGAATCTCTCTGCTTAGTACTGATAATATTTCTTGTTTTGATTTTTTCATATTACGTATTTTGTATCTACTGTTATTGGTCTATCCCAGTCTGATGTATCAATTGGTTCGGATACACATCCATACCTAAAGCTATCAGCTGCGTGTGAACACCAGTTATGGTGAGGTTTATTTTTAAATACTTGGTTTTTTTCATCCCATTGTTTTCGATATTGTCTTAATGCATCAAGACCTACTTTGCATTTTTCTCTATCAAACCAACAATTAGGTAAAGCATTTCTTACTGATTCTATTCCATGATGTACTTCTAATTTTGGAGCCACATCAAAATCTATACCTAATTCGTTTGCAACTTCAAGTCTAGATTTACCTGTTCCTAATTCTCTAGCTGTTATATCATGAGGTGCTATATGAGAAGAATATGCGTAATTCTTTTCTTCTAACACATTAGCATAATGAGCTAAAGATTCACCTGATGTTTCGTAATAATCTATCAAATGAATTTCTTCACCTATTCTTTGTGCAAACCAAATAGATGTTGAATCTCCTATTCCCAAATCCCACCACGTCTCAACTCCAACGCTTTCATCATATGGTACTTTAGTAATTCTTTTTTCTTTTTCTGCTTTAGTTATCAGTCTACCATAATATGCACCTGATACTGCTGCAGTAAATGAACATTCAAACTCTTGATCATATTGTTCAGGAGTCATTATACCTTGAGCTTCTTTTAACTCATGATCAGGTACTACATTAGTTTCTGATGCTCTATATAATTTACCATACCAATCTTTATGACCACGTAAAGCAAAATCATATACTTCCCAAAATGAGTTATGACCCATTGGTGTACCTATAAATATAACCCAACCTAGCTTATCTGCGATAGCAGGACGTATAATTTCTGTCCATACTCTTGGAGACATAATAGCATATTCGTCCAGGACAACTGCATCAAAGCCCATTCCACGAATACTATCTGGGTTGTCTGCCCCAAAAATTTGGATTCTAGATCCATTATACAAATCTATTCTTAATTCTGATTCGTTTCTTCCACCACCCCAATGCATTAATGGTTTTGTATAAAATTTTAAATATTCCCAAGCGATAGATTTTCCTTGGCGATATGTTGGAGCTATGAATGCACACAAAGATCTAGGTTTCTTTGCTGCTGTTTTAATTAATTCGTTTATAGATAATACTGATTTACCAAATCTACGATGGCATACTAGAACATTAAATCTTTTTAAAGATTTGTGACACTCTAATTGATAAGGTCTAGGTTTATATGGAACCTCAACTATCTTTACTTTCGTCTTTTTCCCATTGGACTTTAATTTCGACTGGGGCATCTGTTCCTATCTTTGTTGTAGTACTTGCAAGTTTTGGATGAATGTAAGGTGCAGCTTTTTCAGCAGCAAATAATTTACGTTCAGGTGCACTTGCAGGATTGTTTAACACAGATAACAAATAATCTAAAGGAGAATGTTGATATTTCTCTGCTAATTGATCCATAGATTTCCACAATACTTTACTTTTAGATCCAGGAGGTCTACCAGCACCAGGTCTTTTACCACCTAAATTTGGATTCTTTTGTTTAGTTTCATCTTCCATTATATAATTTTAAATCCTTTTCTATCATATTGTTTTTGTTTTGGTCTAGAAGCAACTTTTTTTTTAGTAAAAGGTTGTATAGCAGCAGGTGCTAAAAACGCAGCTGTTGCAGTAATAGGATTTTTAAATGCAAACTTAGCAGTTTTAAATAAAGCTTTAGGTAATGTTTTTCCTAAAAATCTTTGCTGTCCTGTAGTTTTACTTCCTACATCTTTAATAAACTTTTTACTAGCTTCTACAGCTTGTTTAGCTCTACCTTTAGCAGCACCTGTAACTGTATATTTTACAAGTTCTTTGCTTCTTCCACCTTTATAGTTTCCTTTTACATTAGCCATATTATTTTTTCTTCTTTTTCTTTTTCATTTTAGATTTAATGATTTTATTTTTAAGCTGTTGTGGTAATTTTTGTTGAGCTTTAGTTAATACGTTTTTCATTAGTAACCTTTCTTAACTTTTTTTCCCATTTTTTTTGCAGCTTTCTTTGCTGCAGCTTTACCCTTTTTTGTGTATGGGTATTTCTTTTTTCCTACCATTGGCATAGTTTAGTCCTTTATTTTAGAAGCTGTATATCCTCCAGCAGCACCAGCTCCTGCAGCATACTTCATTTTGTTTTTTTTAATGTGTTTTTTTATTTTTGTTCCTTTTTTAGCTAAATTACTTTTAATAGTTTCTGACTTTGGTAATTTTGCAGATAAAGTTTTCATTGCTTCTTTGGCATCACCCATATATTTTTTAGTATATGTTTTTGCAAGGAAAGCATAAGTTTTCATTCTCATCTTAGTAGTCCTCTCATAGCAGCATCTCTAGAAGTAGGTACAGGCATTCTTGCTTGTCTACTTCCCATCTGTGCCATTTGTGGATTATTAGCTTGTTGTAATAACCCTTGTTGTTGTTGTTTAGCAATTTCAGGCATTAACTTAGCTTTTATAATTAGCTGTAGTTTTTGCCCTTCTTCAGGCGTTAGCCGAATCATTTGATCTGCAAGTTTTTCTAAACTTTTACTCATTAGCAATTCCACTTTCTTAATGATTTATTTATTCTTGAATTAGGATCTCTAGCAGTCTTAGCAGAAGTTAGCCTACGTTTCATACCCTTCATTCTAGCACAAAACGATTTACGTCTTTTAGCAGCTTTTGATCCTGGTTTTAATTTTGATGGCTTAGTGGTAACAGCAGTTTTTAATTTAGATCCAGGATTAGCTCGTCTATATGACGCTACTCCTTTTTTATTAAGTCCACCAGAAGGGTTCTTTCCTTCTTTTCTTTGCCATGCAGGTGATTTAGCCATTTTTTCGTTTTCTCCCTGAAGCTGTAACTGACCATTTGACTTTTCTTGGGCCAGTCTTTTTACGAGCTTCTGATTTACTTATTCTACTTGCTACTTTTTTTGGTCGACAAGCAGGATAAGGTCTAGATTTCTTTTCTTTACCAGAACGTCCACACTTCTTGCCTGTCTTGACATCTCGCCAATCTTCAGCAAACCACTTTCGTAGTCCACCTTGAGCCATTAGTATTTGCCACCACGCTTTTTATACGTTTTGACAAGCCACGCTGATGCGTATGCTGATGGCCACGTTTTAAATTTACGTTTAGCTTCCGATTTTACTCTATTGTATAAAGCTTTATTCTTTGGTGTTGCCATTATAATATATATTTGTAATCCATAATTTTAGCTTTAGCTCTAAATTTAGGATCTTTCAAATCTTTTTTGAATTTATCTTTTTTTTTAGCTCTGTTCTTTAAAGTCTTAGCTGATAATCCTTTAATAACTGGAAATTGTAGATAGTTTCTCATCTGCCCTGCCTATGATATTTTTTA